CCATTACTTTCTCCTTAACATATACCGGAAAATCTGGTATAGTGATCACTATAGCATATCGGAGCGTGGATGTTTACACCTTTTTATACTTCAGTCGAAAAATATTCCAATTCCATTTTGCTACGCGGCTTTGACAAACAAGGCAAACGAATCCACCAAAGAATCAAATACCAACCCCACCTCTTCTATAGACGGGGTGATGGTGGCGGTAAATACACCGACATCTTTGGTACGCCTGTTGAGCGCAAAGACTTTAAGTCTATTTCTGAAGCTCGTAAGTTTGTAGAAACGTATAGTGAAGTGGAAAACATGCAGTTGTATGGCATGAATGATTGGCCGTACCTGTATATCTATGAGAATTATCAGGACGTGGTTCCTGACACTGATCGTATCAACACGGTCTATCTTGATATCGAAGTATTGGCTGATGAGGGGTTTCCTGAACCTGATGTGGCAGAGAAGGAAGTTCTTTCTATCACACTCCGTAGACGTAATGTCAAAGTTGTTTTGGGGTGTGGTGAGTATGAAACTCAAAACGAAAGAGAAGTTTATCTTAAGTGTGACAATGAGTACAGGCTTCTCATGAAGTTTCTTGAAGTCTGGGAGTCAATGGACATTGATGTTGTAACTGGATGGTACGTTGAATCTTTTGACATTCAGTATCTTGTGAATCGTATCCACCATATACTTGGCGAGGAACATGTCAAACGTCTTTCCCCGTGGGGTATTGTTAGAGAGACCACAAAGTTTATCAACGGTGAGAAATCCAAATTCTATACGATCTTCGGTGTTTCTATTTTGGATTACCTTGATCTCTACAAAAAATTTGTTCTTGAACCCCGTGAAAGATATACCCTAGACTACATTTCTGAGTATGAGCTTGGTGTTAAGAAGCTTGACTATTCAGAGTATGGTACAACCCCCCACGATCTATACGTTGCCAGCTATCAGAAGTACATTGAATATAACATTCGTGACGTTGATTTGGTGTATATGCTTGAAGAGAAGCTTGGCCTTCTGGAACTGACTTACGCTATTGTCTATGATGCCGGGGTGAATTATGTTGACGTTCTTGGGTCGGTGAAGCTCTGGGACATGATCATTCACCGCTATCTTCGGGAACAGAATATTGTGGTTCCATTTAAGAAAGACAACATCCAAACCAATTTTATCGAAGGTGGCTATGTCAAAGACCCTATTTGTGGGTTGCATAAATGGGTGGTTAGTCTGGACCTAAATTCGCTCTATCCACATTTGATACAGCAATATAATATTGGGCCAGAAACAAAAGGCCGTGTTATGACTGGTGATGATTACCGCGAGCGTCTTGTTCCTTTTGTGAAAAATATCATGTTTGATGAACTCCTTCAGAAGAGGATCGACACTAGTATTCTGAAAGAATATGGTGTGACGGTGACACCAAACAGACAGTTCTATAGACGTGAGCCTGAAAGTTTTTTGTCTGTGCTTATGAAGAAAATGTATGAAGATCGTAAGGTGTACAGAAAAAAAGAACACGAAGCAGCTTTGGAAAATGAAAGCAACCCTTCGCGTGAGAATGCTGGTTTGGTGTCTCGTTATCATAACATGCAGTGGGCGAAGAAGATTCAGTTGAACTCTGCCTATGGTGCGTGTGCAAACAAATATTTCAGATGGTTTGATCTTGACAATGCCGAAGCTATTACCAAATCCGGTCAGTTGTCTATTCAGTGGATTGCTCGAAAACTCAATGAGTATCTGAACAATCTTTTGAAGACTGACAAGGATTATGTGATCGCAATTGATACCGATTCTGTGTATTTGAATATGGACGATCTTGTGCAAAAGTTTTTTCCATCAAAATCTAAGGAAGAGACTACCGATCTTCTTGATAGGGTGTGTGAAGACAAGATTCAAGAATTGATAAGTACCTCTTACCAAGAGCTTGCAGATTTTGTGAATGGCCACCAAAGAATGTTCATGAAGAGAGAGGCTATTTCTGATCTTGGTATTTGGACTGGGAAGAAACGGTACATGCTGAACGTCTTGGATAATGAAGGTGTTCGTTATACAGAGCCTAAGCTGAAGATGGTTGGTATTGAGGCCATTCGGTCTTCTACTCCTACAATTTGCCGTGAGCGGATTAAGGACACCATTGCTCTGATCATGAAGGGTGATGAGAAGGTCGTACAGGACTTCATCAAGAAGGTGAAGGAAGAATATAAGCTGGTTTCGTTTGAGGACATGGCGTTTCCGCGTAGCGTGAATTTCTGGACTGCTCGAAAGAGCGTGACTGGTAGTATTTACAAAGATACCTATGAAGACCCACAGACCATCTATAAAAAGGGTACTCCCATTCAAGTGCGCGGGTCGTTGGTGTATAACAATTTGGTTAGAAAAAAAGGATTGGAAAATCGTGTACCTTTGATTAAGACGGGTGAGAAGATTAAATTCTGCTATCTTATGATGCCTAATCCAACGCAAGAAAATGTGATCGCCGCGCCGGGTGTTCTTTCACCAGAACTTGAGCTAAATAAGTACCTCGATAGGGATATGCAATTCCAAAAGGGGTATCTGGACCCGGTGTCGAATATTCTTAAACATATTGGGTGGGAAGCAGAGCCAAAAGCTTCATTGAAGACCCTGCGGAGAAAAAGTTATTAACATCTCCAATGAAATAGTGTATGATAAACCAAATCCAAACATAGGAGACGTACATGAGTGTACTTGATAAGATCAAGAAGAACTCTTCGATCAAGGACGCCGCTATTCTAGCGGAGTCAAAATTTTTCACTGAAAAAGATATGGTGTCAACTGCTGTTCCGGCAATGAACATTGCTCTGGGCGGTTCTTTGGACGGTGGTATCACTCCCGGCTTGAATACGTGGGCTGGACCTTCTAAGCACTTCAAGACTGGTTTGTGTCTTCTTATGGCCATGGCATATATGAAGAAGTACCCAGAAGCCGTTTTGCTTTTCTATGACTCTGAGTTTGGTACACCCCAATCATACTTCAAATCTTTTGACATTGATATGCATCGTGTGTGGCACACCCCAATCAAGAACATTGAAGAGTTCAAGTTTGATCTCATGCAACAATTAGAGAACCTTGATAGAGGCGACAAGGTTATCATTATTGTGGATTCTGTTGGCAACCTTGCTTCAAAGAAGGAAGTTGATGATGCCATTGACAAGAAGTCGGTGGCTGATATGACACGTGCCAAGGCGCTGAAGTCTCTATATCGTATGATCACGCCTTATTTGGTGATGTTGGATATTCCAATGCATCAGGTCAACCACACGTATAAGACACATGAGATGTTTGCTAAGGATGTTATGAGTGGTGGACAGGGACCGTATCTGTCTTCAGATAACATCTATTTTGTTGGACGCCAACAAGACAAAGATAAAAAAACCAATGAGATTAGAGGTTACAATTTTATTGTAACCATTGAAAAGTCCAGACACGTTAAAGAGAAATCCAAAATACCCCTTGAAGTTTTGTTTGAGGGTGGGATTAATAAATGGTCTGGCCTAATGGATATGGCACTTGAAAGTGGCCATGTAGTGAAGCCAAAGCAAGGTTGGTATGCTAAAGTCGATCAGGAGACTGGTGAGATTTCAGACAAGAATTTCCGTTTAGCAGATACCAATTCTAAAGAATTTTGGAACTCTATTCTTGAGGATCAAAAGTTCAAAGACTATGTGACCAAAAAGTATCGTTTGGTCAGTGAAAATTCTATTTTAGAAGATGATGAATGAGCGACACCCAAGTTGAGGATGTCGTACTTTCAAACCTAATACACAATGAGAGTTATGCAAGGCAGGTAATTCCTTACTTGCAACCGGATTACTTTACGGACCTTTCATATCGTCATCTGTTTGGTTTGATTGTACAGCACTTCCAGCATTACAATAAGTGTCCAACACCAACTGAACTGAAAGTCGAACTCGAAAAGACAGACGTGGTTTCGGATGTCATGGAGAGTTGTCTTGCGATTTTTAAAGACATCGCAAAACCAGTTCATGTTGTAGATCAGCAATGGTTGTTGGACACCACTGAACAGCTTTGTAAAGACAAGGCTGTGTACAATGCTGTGTTGGAGTCTATTAGTATTCTTGATGGTAACGTCAAGAAGGATCGCGGGGTCATTCCTGAAATCCTTAGAGATGCGCTTTCAGTGTCTTTTGATAGTAGTATTGGGCATGATTACCTCAAAGACTATAAAGATCGGTATGATTATTATCACCGAAAGATAGAACGCCTTTCTTTTGATCTTGAATACTTCAACAAGATCACGAATGGTGGTATTCCAAACAAAACACTTTCGGTGTGTTTGGCACCTACTGGTGTTGGTAAGACACATATGATGTGTCACTTTGCTGCGTCCCATTTGTCAATGGGCAAAAACGTTCTGTACGTTACCCTTGAAATTGACGAAAAGGAAATCAGCAAGCGGATTGACGCCAACTTGATGGGTATCACGTTGGACGATCTTATGACCATTCCAGAGGATGTGTTCAACAATCGCATGGAGAAGCTTGGGTCAAAGACGAGTGGCCGTTTGATTGTTAAAGAATATCCTGCTGCTTCTGTTAATGCAAACCATCTACGTCACCTTCTCCGTGAACTTCGCATTAAAGAAAACTTTCACCCTGATATTGTGTATATTGATTACAT